TGCGCCTACGCCATCCGCTCTATTAGCACCACCGAGAGTAAATGCGATGCGTGACCTGATGAACGCTCTCTGGTGGTGGAACTGGCGGCGGCGCTTTAGACGGGCGGCGTTGCTGGATTTGCGAAGCCGATCAGGCACCTTATCAGCCCGCCGCGAACTAGCACGGCGAATCAACGTGGAGATGCGAATGAGTGATGCACAGCGAGAGGAGCTTCTACCGTGCCCGTTTTGCGGCGGAATGCCGGCGATATTCGCAAGCAGCGACCACTCGACGGCGTGGGAAGGCGGCTGCGGAAACGAAGACTGCAAGATGCAGCCGCAGGTGTGGGAGCTTGACGAAGCAACGGCCATCGCCGCATGGAACCGTCGCGCATCCCCCGACGAACACCTGCTGCGACAGGCGGCAGAGGCGCTGGAGAAATCTTACGACGCAACGGAATGGCCTGCGGACGGAACGTCACTGCAAGAGCAAGTCGCCGCCGCGCTGCGTCAGCGCATAGGGAGAGGGTGATGCTCGGATACATGACCGCCAAACAAGCCCTTGCGAGCGGCTTCACGCACCACGGCAAGTATTTCGGAATCCCCCTATGGGTCGGTAATCCAGACGACCCCAACGGAGGGATGCTCGTGGCTGCCAAGTGGGCGCCGATGGAATACGTGATGACGGCCTTCCACTACGTCGAAGGCTTTATGCGATCGGTCCTGTTTCCCGAGGACGAGCCGATGTTTCAGTTTCTCATTGGGCAACCGATCGCGCGCACTCCCCCTCAGGACTCCGGGAGCAGCAAATGAGCATCGGCAGCCGCGAAGAAACGAAGAACCGGCTGCTGTCCGAAATGGACGCGTTGATGCGCAGCCTGCGCAAGTGCGACACGCAAGCAGCAGCAATTGACTGGATGACCCGCGCCTACAACGCCATGGACGGCGCAACGCGGCTGATCGCCGACATGGAGCGCATGGTGCGAGAAGAGTCGTCGCAGCAGCGCGGGCTGATCTTCCAGATTGCACCGCCCACGTTGGAGATCGTGCAGTCCATTCCTCCGGTCATCGCGCATCGACATGTCGAAGGGAAGAAGCCGAACTACACGACCCACAGCGGGCAGACCGTCGTCTATCCCGACTTCTTCCTGCATCCAGGCCTGAAGCCCGCACCGCGCGCCTGGACGCGAGCGGACACGCTACGCCTTGAGGCGGCGGCAAAGATGGGGCCGCGCCGGATCGTGCGCAAGGGTCAATGAGCAGCAAGGAATAGCAGTATGAGCGATCTGACGCGACAACAGTTATGCGCGCAGCTCCAGGTGAGCGAATCGACCGTGCGCAGATGGGAGTTGGACGGCATGCCGTTCACTCCTGCGGGAAATCGGCCCCGCTATGATCTGGCCGAAGTCAAATCTTGGCTGAGGGGACGCGGGTGTCAATCTGGAAGGACAAGGACGGGCGTTACCACGTCGGAGTTATGCGCGGCGGCAAACGCCTTCACCGCAAGCTACCGCAAGGCGCATCTAAGGGTGATGCCAAAGACCTAGAGGCCGCACTGCTGCAATCCGTGGCGGCCCGCAAAGCACCCTCCATCCCACAAGACCCGCTCATGACCGCAATCCTTGGCCTGTACATCGAGCACGCGAAGTCCTTGCGCAGCCCCGACACGGCCACGCACCACGCGAACCGGCTCGGGCCGTGGGCCGAGAACTTCCGCGCCAGCCAAGCGCGCGAGATGGCCGCCAAGATCGTCAACGACATGCGCGAGCACTATGCGCCTGCGACCATCAACCGCAGTCTGAGCGCCCTGCGCACAGCCCTGACGATCGCCTGGGAGCGAGGGTTGACCGCCGAGAACTTCGGCCTGCGCATCAAGCGCCTGCCCGAGAAGAACCTGCGGGACATGACGCTGAGCATGGAGCAGGTAAGACAACTGGCCGAGGCGTCCAGTGAGCAGGTGCGCGCCGCGATTTACATCGCCATCTTCACCGCCCTGCGCCGAGGCGAGATATTGAGTCTTCGCCGGGAAGACGTCGCCGCGGATCACCTCACGGTGCGCGCCGGCAACACGAAGACGCTCAAGGCCCGCACCGTGCCGATCGTGCCGCCGCTTCGCCCGTGGCTTGAGTACATCCCACTCAAGATCACGGCCGAGGGGCTGAAAACGGGCTTCCGGCACGCGCGAACCAGGGCGATGATGCCGTGGGTCAGCTTCCACGATCTGCGCCGCTCATGCGCGACCCTGATGATCGAAAGCAAGGTGGACCTGTACGCCGTCTCCCGGCTGCTGGGGCATTCGTCCGTCGCCGTGACTCAGGCGCGGTACGCCCACATGCAGGACGATCAGGTGCGCGCTGGGCTGGAAAAGACGTTCGGGAGGATTGGATGAACTACACCCGGAATTACACCCGGCGTATGGACCTCATGGCGAAGATGGCCGGTTTTCATTGGTGGGTGATGCAGGGTTTGAACCTGCGACCCCTGCCGTGTGAAGGCGATGGCGCGGCACGCCATGCCTCATCTTTCCCTTGGTGGACAAGGGCTTGGCGGGCACTGAAAGCCACTGCTCAGCAGCGGTTTACACCCAAATTGCACCTGGCGCTGGCTATCGCCCTCGCCCTCCCCGCCCACGCCCTGGAGGCATCCGCCACCAACGGCCGGATGACTGCTACCGCGTATCACTACACCGGCTGGGCCATCTGCTCCCTGACCCTGGATGGCTATCAGTACGTCGATGCCGCCGATCACGGCCGGTGCCTGCAGTCTGCGGTCTCGTTTGATTGGCAGGGTGAGGCCTTCAACCCGACCGAGGCCGGATCGGTGAAGGACGGCCCGACCTACCTGCCTAGCACCACCTTGCTCTACGCCTTTCAGGCGGCCGGCGACAAGATGGCAACCGAAGTGCAGATGGCCTACTGGCAGGGGGGCTTGTCGGGCCACGTCCTGCGCAAGTTCCTGTGGGTGGGCTACGGCGGCAGGAACATCATCGAGCACCGCATCGCCTTCGAGCCGCCCTATTCCGAAGTGCACTCGATGGGGCAGTATGAGGTGCTGACGGGCTACATGCCGCGCGGGTTCTCGCATTTGCGCAGCTACGATCCGACCACCAAGACCTTGGCCGAGCTGTCGGACGGGCCCGGCGAGCAGGCGCTGCCGGTGGTGATGTGCACGCCCGATGACCAGCACTGCGCCGGGGTCTATTCGCCCCTGCCGCTGGTCGGTGGCGGTTACGGGCGCTGGCGCTTTGTGGACTGCGTGAAGTGGAACATGGTGGTGCGGTATGCGAACCCCAAAGGGGTGTACCGGTTCCGGGTGTTCTCTGCTTACGGGACACTGGCGGAAGTGCGCGAATCGATGGATTGGCTGTATTCGACGCAGCCGCGATAACATCAACCCGTACACGGAGAGCCGAATGACTGATCGACAACAACACTTCGATGACGCGCGCGTTCGCACCATCGTGGATGCGATTACGGCGACGGCGTGGCACCACCGAAACGACGACAGCCCGCGCGAACTGCGCGCGGCGGTGGAGCAGATTGCCAAGCCTGCCCTCCAGCATCCAGAAGCCGCGCACGGCTGGGTGCGGGTTCCGCATCGGCACATTGCCAACATTCTGAACTTGATCGACCCCGCGCCCATCATGGCTGCGGACGGAAAGACCTATGTGTTCAAGGATCCCATGGCGGTCGAGAGGTTGATCGTGCTGAGCGCCGAAGTCCGCGCTTTGACGGACGCTATGAAGGGGCCGCTGGATTGAGATGGAGTCTGGATTGGCTGTACGCTACGCAGCCGCGGTGAGGGTGTTTTGTGATGGCGAAATGCGCAGGCCGGAGATCAACACCGGCCCCCAATCACAAAGCATCTATCGTCAAGCTGCCAGCTTCAGCGCCACGACAACCCAAGTGCCCGTGAAGGCGCCCACGCTGCCCGGTAGTAGCAGCCAGCGGTCCTGGGTATACCCGATCACCGCCAGCGCACCGAGGACGAACAGGGCGACGGCCCACAGCGAAGCGGCGACGGGACTGCCGAATTTCACCGAAGCGACGTACAGCGCCCACGCGCCATCCGTGAGCGTCATCGCAACGAACGCCGCGATCCAGCGCCAGACATGCCACGCAAGACGCGACTGCTTGCAGCACTGGAAGGGGTAGTAGCACGGCGCGGCACCCCAGATGCGGCAGCGCTTCATGTCGCGAACTCCAGCCAGCGCGTGTTGACCGCACGCCGGCGATCCTCAAGGTGCACCGGCATCGAGAACGTGATGCCTCGCTCGCTGTGTGTCAGCCATAGGGCTTGCTGCGGCGGCTCAAAGCCGAAGTTGTTGGACGCCGCGTATTCGTCGTAGCCCTTCAGGCTGCCGTTCACGATGAATCGCTGCAGCATGATCAGCTGGTGCCAATGGCCCATCAGCAGGGTGTCGAACCCCAGATCCAGTTGCGCATCGCGGCTGCGCTTCTTGTGGTCGCCGCGGGCGATCGGCCCAAGTGCGCCGATCATGCCGTCCCCGCCTCGAAACTGGTCGCCGTGCGTGAGGCAGTACCGATGCCCGAAGACCGTCCAGTGCGCGTCGGAGCCGTCGGGGATGTAGAACTGGATGCGCCTGTCGCCCTCGAAGTGGCGCGCCAGCACCTGGTAGAGCAGCCAATCGAAATTAGTGTAGTTGCGCCCCTTGGCCCGAGGCTTCTTCGTGTTGCGGCCGTGGTTGCCAGTGACGCAGGGAACGAAGACGCGCCCGAACGCGTCGGCCAGCATGCCGATCGCGCGCACCAAGCAGTCGCGCAGGTCCAGCCAGGCCACCATTACCGGGACGTCATTCGTCTCGCTCAACTCCTCGTGGATGTCGCCGCTGAGCATGTCGCCGCCGAGAGCAAGCACGATGCCCGGGTAGTTCGGCGCCACCATGTGATGCATGCACAGGTCGATCGTACGCTCGACGGCCGTGCGCAGCCGGCGCTGCGCGATGGCGATGTCGTACTCGTTGACGCCATTGATCTGCGCCGGAAAAACCTTCTCACCCCAGTGCAGATCGGACAGCAGCAGCGTCGGGACATGCAGGCCGCCTTTGGTCACGCGGGCGGGGTTGAGCCACAGCGGTGGGTTGGCCGCAGCTGCAGCCATCTTCAGGATCTGGCGCTTGACGTACTCGTCGTCGAGCGAAGCCTTTTCGGCGGCGCAGAGTCTGGCACGCAGCTCGCGCACCTCGTCCAGTAGTTCCGGCGTTCCCGGCGGCGCGTTCACGACTGCGCGCCCGTCCTGAGCCACGGCGAGGGTGATGCCTTCGCGGTTTTCAAGCTTCCGTCGACGCGCCTGCACGCCGCGGACATCGACGCCAAGGTGGCGCGCGACAGCCGAGGGGCTGCCGCCGAATTGGGCCCAGGTCTGCTTGAGCTGTTCGTCCGTATATTGGGCTTTGGGCATCTTCAGTCCTTCGGCACCAGCAGATTCACCAGGACGTGAATCACGCGATGTTCGACCCCATCGAGCGTTTCCTGCGTCACCGTGGAGGCTTCCTTGGCTGTTTCGATCAGCTCCTTCAGGAAGATGTGCAGCACTTCATGGCAGGCGATCTCTTCGACACTCTGCCCGGTCACGGGCGTAGCCCCGAAGTCCTGGCCGATCGCATAGGTGGCCAGCCGCGCCCCCATATCCATCCGGTTGACTTCGGCCATGTTCGCCTTGCCAGCCGACTTGGAGGACCGCGCGATGCGCCAATCATTCAGGTTGAGCTTGTTCTGCCATTCGTGCACGAACAACGCGAAAGCATCCTCGTCCGTTGCCGTCACGGGGTTCATAGCTGGCTTGCGCTTGTTCACTGGCTGCTCCCGAAAATCCAGATGCCGGCAGCGCAGACCGCGACGCCCACCGAGATGCCTTCCAGCGGGTAACCCGCCAGCCATCCCACGGCCCAGCAGGCCAAGACAACGCCCGCACAGACGCGGGCCAGAAGCGTAGGCATGACAAACCCTTCAGGGCCGATTTCGGCCCGAGTTGTGACTTCGGTGGTGAAACTTCCTAGAATGGGCGGCATGCTGCTCAGGCTGCTGCCCCTTGTCGTGCTCGTCGCGTGCTCAGACGCCGGGCCGTCATTTCCGAAGGCAACGGCAGCCGAACGCGCAGACGCTGCGCAATCAGCGCTTGCGAAAATCCCGCCCTTGCGCTCGTACCACTACGACCGCGGCGAGCTCCTGGTCTTCGATGTGCCCGTGCCAATCACGCGTACGATCACCGGCACTCAGACTTGCATCCTCTGGCGGGACGCTGAACTGAAGACTGCGACGATGCAGTGTCCGGTCGACACGCCCGATCCGCCGATGCGCTCGGCGCAGGACTCCTCGCGCTTCTAGCGGGCGCGCTGGCGATCCATCTCTTCGCGCTCCTCTTCATTCGCGCGGCGCTCGAACTTCTGGCGGGCTTGCTTGGACAGACCGCTTCTGGGTTCCAGTGCCTGCTGGATGGCGCGGTTGATTTCACGCGGCGTCATGCCGATTTCTTCCATGCGCTCGCGGGCCTTGTCCTCGTCGCCTCGCTTGAGGTCGTCTTTCACAAGCTGCATCGTGTAGCGGCGCGACTGCTCGAAGCGGTCCGACGTTTGCTGGTTCACCGCGGCTTCCGGGCCACCCGGATGGCCTTGGGAGAACGTGAAGCCGGTGACGGTGCCCACGACCTTCTTTTTGTCCAATTCGGTCGCGTGGCCCTGCATCCAGTCGTAGACGCGGGTGATGTCGTCCCAAGGAAGCTGGGCCTTCATCACATGGGCGACACCTTCACCGATGCGTTTAGGGACGGACCCGTTCGGGTCTTCGATCGGCTGGCCAAGGCTGTTGTGCCCGAGCATGGATTCGCTGATCGCCTTCGGGATCGGCGCGCCCTTGTTCCAGGCCGTACCCAACGTATCGGTCACCCAGCCCACCAGATCCTCTGCAACCTTGCCGGTGGGCAGGCGCATGTACTCATGACGATCCCCGATCGAAGCGCCCATGTCGACGCGGTTCTTTTTGCCGGGCTCGTTGGCCCAGGTCGAAGACAGCTGGTAGGGATTCCAGCTCGCCAGCGCCGCCGGCCGCTCGGCGATGTTCTCGCCCATCGCCTTGGCGCGGTCGATGTAGCCCTGGACGATCTCGGCCCCGGGCTTGTCCTTCTTCAGCGAGTCCACCAAGTCTTGCACCAGCGAGGTCGCGATGATGGCGAAGCCGACGTCCAGCGCGATGACGCCCCAAGCCTTGCGGCGCTGCTCCCACACCGCGCGCTTCGCTTCATCGGCCGGCACGCGTTCGGACAGCATGGCCTTCAGGCCCGAGGGCATGCCGGCCCAGGTGTCCTTGATCGTGCCGAGATTGGTGAAGTTGAAGGATCGCGAAAACAGCAGAATGTTGGCGGCCTTGCGTGCCAGCTCGCTCTGGTTTTCCTTGGCAACGACGCCGCCGTAACGGTTGGCCAGGTGCGCGGCCATGATCTGCGAGGCCGCTTCGGAGTAGCCTTTGGCCTGATAGCGCGCCTTGGCGTCGGCGTAGATGCCCATCTGAAGCGCGCCGATCTGCTTCCACAGCATCGTGTGGTGCAGGAACTCGCCGGCTGCGTCCATGCCCTTCTTCGCCTGCGTCCCAGCGCCGTCGTGGATCGCGTTGCCTAGAGCTTCGATACCCAGTGTGATCCAGCTCTCGTCGGGGTTGCCCCAGCGATCACCCATAGGCTTGAAGTTCTGCGCGATGTCGGTCACGTCGATCGACTGCGAATGATTCTCGCCGATCGGCACCATCCCGGCCTCGACCGCTTCGCGCATCAGGCCGTTGTCCTTCAGCAGGCCGTGACCCTTGACGTACAGCTGCAGGGTGAGCATCTTCACCGGCGAGGCCGGCATCGCCTTGCCCCAGATCACCATGTTGTGGATCAGCGGCGAGAACATGATCGCGCTCATTGCCTTGCTCTTCAGGAGCATGTAGCCGGTGTACCAGGACGAGTCCTGCGTTGACATGATGGCCTTGAGCGGCCCCTCGAAGTCCTTGCGGATGTACAGCGGCACGCGGTCCATCACCACATTGCCATCGGCGTCGGTCATCGGTACCGTCTTGCCTTCGGCGTCCTTCGTGAAGCGCGGGCGATACTGCATGAAGGCCGGGTGCGCGATGGTGATGTAGCCCTCGGCGTGGCCGTCGCGCACGAGCTCCTCGCCGGTGGCTTGGCCGATCGCCTTGATCTGGTTGATCAGGCGCCGGCCCGCGATAGCGCGCTCCAGGCGGTACATCGCCAGCGGCATCGTCATGATGTCGCGCACGACCTTGGCGCCCGCGGCACCCTGCTGCTTCGCCAGTTCTGCACCAGCGGCTTCCGTCTCCTCGGCCGTGAGGTGCTTGCGGTGCTTCAGGCTCTGCGCCGTCGTCGAGATGTTGCGGCCCTCCCCGCTTGATGCGGTCTTCGGGCCCCCGGACAGCGAACGCAGCTTGCCGATGTCGCCGTCCTCGCCGATCGTCACCAGCATGCGCGGCGTCCAGAACGGCAGGCCCTCGCCTTCGACCATGCCTTCGGCTTGCGCTGCGCGCCACAGGCCTTGGCCGTACTCATGCAGGGTGTCGACGGCTTCGCGCTGCTTCTCAGTCAGGCTGGCCAAGCCAACGCCTTCGGGTCGGCTGTAGCCCTCCTCATCGCGTTCGCGGATGCGTGCGACGTTCTCCTCGTCGGCGGCTTCCCACATGCGCTGGCGCTCTTCGGCGGTGAAGTTCGCCTCCAGCAAGCGAGACAACCTGCCCCATTGAACTTGCGCCCAGCGGGTTTGGTTGGCGTATTTCTGCGCCATCGCCTGGGCCTGCTTATTGTTGGTGGCGCTCATGGGAGCCACGCCCATCATCAAGTCGTTGCGAAGGGTGGTGTAGAGATCGCTCGCAGCGTGTAGCATCTTCGCACCGGGGCCTGCGTACGGTGCGCGGACTTCTTCTGGGAGGTCAGCATCCGATTCGGCGGCGCGGGCAAACTGGGGGCGAATGCCGTTTTCATCCAGCAAGCGCTGAACTTCGTCGGGCCCGACCTTCGGGCGACCTTGCGCATCCTTCTCGAATCGATCGCCAAAGCGGCGCCAGAATTCCGAAGTGCCTTGGAAGGTCGGGTGAATAAGCTCGCCACGGTCGTTCTCCGCAGGTCGGCGCTGGCCATCCACTTCGATGGTGCGCTGCTCGGAGCGGGGAAGCACAGACGGCTCATTCGGCGGTACAATGCCCTTGCTCTGACCCGGTGGGTTCGTGGCCGTTCCGCTGGCTTCATCGGACGGCGCAGCAAACGGGGGCCGCTCGCCAGATGCGGCAGGAGACTGGGCCCGGTCTCCCTCCCAGAGCACCTTCCATGTGTTCTTTGCTTCCGTCCGCGACGGGTAGGCTGTGCGGACGGTGTAGTAGTCCCGATCTCCATCTTTCCCGAGTTGCAGCTCCACGAACATGCGGCGCGCAGTACCTGCCGCCCCCGTCTCCAGAAGCACTAGCTGGGCCGTTTGCTCGGGTTGGTAGATCTTGTTGAAGTGCGTTGCGACTTCGTGCACGAATGCCGATGCATCCGGGAAACCAGCAGCGCGAATAGACGCGCCGTGTCGATTCTCGATATGCCGTAAGCCATAAAGGTCGTTGCCCTCTTCCAGACGAATCTTCCCGGCTTGCCGCCGCATGATGCGTCCCATGTCGGCGCTGACCTCGCCGAAATCGATGGACCCAGACGGGCTTTTGACGAATCGGCTCGCACCCTCGCGCTCTTCGTTGGGATCGTCGCGAGAGAACGACGCTTCCTTCTTCGCGAAACCCGGCTCCGGATTTCGTCCTCGCTCCACGTACCCACGCGCGGGCAGCAGGTAGTTCGCGATGATCTCGTCGCGCGTCATCTTCAGCGAGTCGATGCCGTGCTCGCGCAGGAATGTGCGGATCGCCGCAACAGCCCGCTTGACGATGCTCATCTCGGGCCGTGTCTGCGCCATCTCGGCCAGCACTTCTTCGGCGGCCGTGAGGCGGTCGCGCTTGTTCGCGAGGTCGAGCCCGTACTGGTCGGCCTTGCGCGTGATCTCTTTTGGCAGCGCCGCAGCAATTTCGTTCAGGATGCCGTTCAGGCGATCGCCGAAGACGCCGCGCAAGCCGAAGTGGCCAAGCGCCTCGTGGAAGAGCACGCGCTGGACATCGCCCTTTGTTTGCAGTGCATCGCCAATGAGGTAGACGCCTCCCTTCCAGTGGAAGCCCTCAATGTTGCCTACAGCGCCCTGAGAGTTCTGCTGCTCCCACACGCGGCGCACCGGCTCGGGCGCTTCGTCCATCGAGCCGAGGACATGGATGTCCGGCTTGCGCAGCCAATCGCGCGTGAGCGTACTGACGACCCGATGGATCTGGGCGCGCTTGCCCACGGTGGGCTCAGTGTCACTGCGTCGGAACGATGGCTCTTCGGGGATGGCGGCAATGGCGCGCTCGGCCTCGCGCACGGGCTCCAGCCGCTCGACCTTCGGCGTCTTCTGCGAAAACCCGGAAATGGTTTCCGGTTTTTCGATGCCGGGCGTCGGATGGACGGGCGGCTCAAGGCGCACAGTGGGCGTTGGCTGGGCGGCTTCGACCGCAGCGGGAATTCGCGATTCGGAAACTGCGGATTCGGCGGGCTCGCGAGTCGGCGCAAAATCTTGCACCACGCGCTCGGCATCTGTTGCACGCGAACGGCCCACCACGGCACCTTCGGCGCTGGGGACAAACGGGATTTCGTGGGCGCGCAGCAAAGCAGCAACGGCAGCAGGATCGCCCTTCACCGTGACGGTGCCCGAGTCATTGCGGCGTACCGTGATCTCGGCGGCTTTCGACTCCACCTCACGCGCTGACAACGCTTCGAGCGGCTTGGGTTCCGGTACAGCCGCGCTCGCTGCAGGCGGAGCAACTTCGCGCGCTACTGCATCGGCAATTCGAGGTGGAACAGACTCACCCTCTGCACCAATGGAAGCAGGTTCTGCGGCCAGTCGCTGTACGGGTTCAGCATCGCTTCGAGCTCCAGGCTCCACGCCTGCTGTGGCGTCAGCCAGCCGGCCTCCATCGGCTCTTGCAGGTTCGGCTGGAAGCGCAGTGTCTCGGCTGACATTGGGTGTCTCCAGCGGCCAGATGGCCAGCATCTGCGAACGAATGGAGCCTTCAGGCGCGGGATTCGCTGCAGCCTTGGCCGCTTCGATGGCCTCGTCTACCGACTGCGCTTGCAGCACGCGGCCCACATCGGCAATCTTCGGGGTGTCGGCGGAAACGCCCTCGGCTTCTGCCGTCTGGACGGCTTCCGGCGTGCGCAGGTCATGCGGCGCTTCCACATGCCCCGGCATACCAGCCGCCAAGAGGCTCCCTTGCACGCCGGAGACGACCGTGTTGGCAATATCGAAGGGCTGCTGGAGATTGTCGGGATCGGCGGCGTTCTGGATGACGCGCCCCGCTTCTCCCGTGGCCGCGCCCACCGGAAATCCCGTAACCGCACGCACCGCACGCGAGCCCTGCATGGACATCGGTACGGCCCCATTGATGCCCGCCCACATCCCGGCCGTGAGCGCGGATACGGCCGCCTGGCGCGGAGAGCCGCCGGACTCCAGCACCTGGTCGGCCTTCTCGCCTGCGGCCTTCAAGATGACCGGGCGCATGGCGTCAAAGCCAGTGGATAGCGCCTTGCCGACGAACTCCATCATGCCGGGGTTCTTGGCGACAGCAGCGGGAGCCTCGGCCAATCCACCGGAGGCGATGATCGCGGGCAGGTCTTGCAGCAGGCCGCCCACGCCGTTCGCGATCTTGGACTTGAGGTCCATCTTCTCGTCGGGCTTGAGGGCGTAGTAGTCCACTGCGTTCTGCGCCGGGTCGACGAGCTCGCGGAAGGCCGCGTCCTGCCACGAGTAGTCGGCCTTACCGCCGAACGGCTGCTTCACGGCGTTGATCACCGACTCGGCGATGACCGGCAGGGAGCTGAAGGTGGCGGCGATGTACTTGGCCGACTTCGCGCCCGACTCGCCCCAGCCACGCCCGAAGGCCTCGGCGGCACCGACATCGCGCTTGGCACCAACCGCCGGCGGGTTGACGAAGCCGCGACCGCCTCCAGCCTCAGGCGGTGCCGGCGGCTGCGCCGTTTCCGCAAAGCCCGTGCCCATGGGATCGCCCAACGGCTGGGGCTGGTCCGCGACAACGGGCTGCTCGGTCGTCGCGTTATCGCGCTGGTTCAGTCGATCGGTCAGGAACGGAATGATCTCGTCGGGCTTGTAGCCAGATTTGATAGCCCCGTCCGTGTCGAATCCCGCCTGCTGACCGAGAAACGACGCGATCTCCGCATCGCTGTAGCCAGCGGTGCGGGCACCCTGATAGTCGAAGGGCATTGGCTTACTTCAGGAACGAGTTCAAGGGGGGTTTCTTGGCGGGGCTGGCGGGTGCAGGTGCTGGTGAAGGCGTTGGCGTGTCTCCCTCGTCGTCGCCTTCGTCCTTGGGAACGATGTTCAGCCCCTTGAACAGATCCAGCTTGCGCTTCTTGCTCTCGGCAATCTCGCCGCGCAGTTCCTCCATCTGGGTCTTGATCGACTCGTAGGCCGGATTCGGCTGGCCGCCCTTGGTGGGATTCGTGTTTTGCAGCTGGTTGTTCAGCATGTTCAGCTGGCTCGTGGACGCGCGGATGTTCGCGTCCTCCGAGGTGATCAGCATGCGCGTCGTCGCTGAGTCGATCTTGCCGTTCAAGCGCTTTTCCTGCGCGGCCTGCAAGCGCAGTTCGTAGCCGTACTTCATTGCTTCAGTCTTGGCATCCGCGATCTGTTGCATCGTCGCGTTGCGGTCCTGCGCGCGTTGCAGCAACGAGTCCAGCTTCATCTGGTTGATCTCGGAAGCCGATGCCAGCTTGGCCGCTTCGGTCGGACTGATGTCGCCCGTTGCAATCGCCGCCTGCGTGCGCGTGCTGGGCGCATTCATGATCGATTGCCGGTCATTGGCCAGCGATTGATCAACGACAGCCTGCTGCTCCGGGGTCCAGGTCGACGCATCGCCCATGCCGGACATGATCACGCTTCGCTTGGCCCCAACCTGTTGGTCGGCAATGCCGCCCGCTGCGGTGGCGATACGCGAAGCCTGCGCCTCGCGTTGCTGGTTCGCGGTGTCGACCTTGAACTGCTCCAGCGCCTGCTGGCGACTGAGCTCCAGGTTCGATTGCAAGGTAGCCAATTGCGATTGGCGATCCAAGTCGAGATCGCTTTTCATCATCGCGGCCCCGGCATCTTGCGCCGCCGCTCCAGCCCCGCCCAGAGCCCCCAGAATGATTCCAGGCATCACACCGCTCCCTGTTGTTGTGCTGGTTGCGCGGCCCCGGCAATCAGCCCCGGCGCGCTCGGCGGCGCGGCCTGCGGCGCTGCGCCCGATTTCGCCCCCGCCGCCACAGCAATCTTGTTGATCACCTCCGGGGTGGCATGGAACAGGCGCAGCAGCATCTCGCCCATCGCCTTTTCAGCGGCAGCCAGGTAGTTGGCATCGATCTTCTGCTTGCCGGAATCTTCGAGGAACTGCAAGCCCTCGCACAGCAGGATCGTCGCGGCCGGGATCAACACCTGCATCGGGATTTTCTTGCCGCCTTGCGCGTACAGCATCACCGCCATTCCGGCGAAGGATTGGCCGATCTTGTCGGGGTCCAGTTGCGCCAGCGCCTTGAACAGCATGTGCCGCGTCTGCTGGCCGAACATCAGTTGTTTGCCGACCTGCACGACATGCTGAATCGCCGGGGCAAGCTGCGGGTTGGCCTTGGCCAGCGTCTCTTGTTCGGCCTGCTGGAGAAGTGGGTTCATTGGCGTACTCCGTTGATCAGGCCCGGGGTGCTGGGTTGAGTCGGCGACCAGGTTCCCACTTGATTGCCGTAGCTTTGCAGGTTGATCAACTGCTGGTTCTGCGCGAGTTTTTGTTGTTGCAGCGAGTAGTCGCTCATGCCCTTGAAGGTGCCGCCTACGACCTGCATGCCGAGTTCGGCCAACTTCGGGTTAGCTTTCACCCAGCCGGAGAACTGATCGAACAGGGAGCTGGTGGAACTTCCGGTGCCTGCCGGGTTGAAGCCGCCGCCGACATCAATGTTGTCGGGGCCGAGACGGCCGCCGATATCCATGTCGGCTGGTGTGACCGGAGCTTGTGCGCCCGTCGGCCCAGTCGGACCCTGAGCACCGAGCACAGATCCCGAGGGGGCCGAGGCCGTCGAAGGCGAAGCGGATGCCATGGTGGGCTGCAACGACGTATCAGCCGCCGCCGTGGTCGGGGCCAGCGAGGTTTCCGGGGCTGCCAGACTGGGAGCCAACGATGGCGCACTGGCCGCCGCCGCGCCCGAAGTCGCGCTACTCGCGCTGCTGACCGCATCGCTGGCCAAGTCGGCCCCGTTCATGTAGTCAACGGCCGTGGCGGCTTCGTTGGCCACCGTTCCAGCCGCCGCATCGGTCGCGCCCGCCGTGGCAGCTCCCTCAACAGCCGCGCCCGTCGCGCCGCTGGCGAATGAGGCCGCCAGGCTGCCGACGCCGCCCGCCAGTCCGAGCACACCGCCGATCTTCATCAGATCCTTGTTGCCGGTGACGGCCCCCACCACCGTGAGCGCCAAGCCCACCTCGGATACCGCCGTGGCGATGGCCGCGAACGTGCCGAGTTCAACGGCCGTGGCAACGGCCGTAACGACAAATGCCATGGATCAATCTCCTTGAGTCAGCAGGGCCTGGTGAAATTCCAGGTATTCCTGCTCGCTGGCGCAGGTGAAGTGCGCCTCGATCTGTTGCGGGTCTTGCAGATGCGTGTGCAAGATGGTGGTCCACACGCAATCCTCATGCGCGATCGCGATGCGCTTGGTGCCCGGAGGGGAGACGATCATGCGCGGCGACTTGATGCGCTCAAACCCGTTTTCCGTGCTCACCGACATCTCGCCATGCGACAGGATGTTCATGTTCTCGTACTTGTGCACACGACCGGTCAGGCGCGTTCCCTTCGGGATGAAGATCGTGCGGGCGTACACCCCGGGGGAATAGTGGTGCTGGACCAGGATTTCCGCCTGCGGCATCTCCTTCATCCGTGCCTCGATGGCCTCGATGTCGGCCATGGTGACCAAGCGCGTGGGGCGTTCAGCGACTTCGTTCATCAGCCCCCCGGATAGTCATTGACCGGCACGCCCGTGAACGGATTGGTTGGCGGTGGCTGCTGGCCCGTCGAGCCGAACCCGACGTAGTTCCCGTTGGCGTCAAAGCCTGGGTAATTGGACAGGTTCATCGCCACATCCACCCCGGCGGCTTTCGACATCGCGGAGAGCTGGTTGTTCACGTTCTGGATGATCTGGGCGATGGCTTGCGTCTTGGAGGTCGCATCCATCTTGTCGTTGTTCTGCAATTGCGAGATCGCCGCCACCGCTTGATTGAAGATCGTCGCGGCCTGCGAATTGGTCTGGATCACAAGCTGATTCTTGTTCTGCATGTCCTGCAGCGTCGTGCGGGTCTGCGCATCCAGCCCGGCGGTGTATTTCTGCGTGTCGGCGTTCAGTTGGGCGATCTGCTTTTGGGTGTCCGATTGCAGACCCGCGATCCCGAGCTGGTTGGCCAGTTGCGCCTTCTGCATGGCCATCTGGTTCTGGATGTCGGCGTTGTATCCACCCGCCTTGGCAAACGTCGCCGCATCGGCCTGCGCAATCGGAATCGCTGCCGCAAAGGCCGCCTTGTCCGCCGCCGTGGTCGCCAGGGTCGAATTCGACAGGCCCCGCGCATTCATCTCATCGACGGCATCGGCGCGGGCCGAAGCGATGATGGGGTTGTTGGGGTTGATGATGGACTGGATGCGCCCTTCAACCGTCTGTTCGGGTGTCACTTTCCATGCGGTGTAATTCGAGTTACCGCGCCCACCCGCGACGATGCCACTACCACCACCCGATGAAGCAGGTGCCGGCGCTGGACTCGGTGCTCCGGTAGAAGGTGCCGCTGTCGGCGCGCCGAGCCCGTCGATCCAGTTGCGCACATCCTGCTGGGTGCCGTTTTCCACGTCGACCGGCATGCCGAACGCGGTCTTTGGCGAGATCATCTGGCCATACTTCTGTTGGTAGTAGTCGTTGGCATAGACGTCATTTCCCGATGCGTTCTGCACCCTGTTGACGACACCTGCGTCATACGTTTGGCCATTGGCCGCCGTGTAGCTTCCGTCTGCGTTGATCGCGCCGGACACGATGCCGGGAGTCGCTCCGGGGCTGGGTGTGCCGACAATGGGCACCCAGCCCTTGGCCGGGTTAAGGCTGAAGCCTTGGGGGCCACCCGGTACCGCCGCTGGTGCCGCCCCCCATTTGGGGTCAACGAATCCTGTCATGTCTGCTCCTTCTCATCGGTCAGTGGCTTGGCCAGCAGTGCTGCGGTCTGCGCGCCTTCCATGCGTTCCAGCGTCGCCAGCGCCCATTCGAGTTCGGCCCGGTCGCGCCGGTCGAAGGCGTTGCGCACCACCTGCGCCAGCCGCCTTACGGTCCATCCAGCGGGTCGTACTGGCGCTTCCATAGCAGCAGCGTGTCGCGACAGATCGAGTACGCATCGTTCACCTCCTGCGCTTCGTTCAGCAGGCGGGTGATGAGGGCCGTCAACGGTGCGGAGACGAAGCCGCCTGCGCTGCGCCCTGGCTGTAGTCCTTGAGTGCCCCCGGAAAGTAGCCCGGTGCCTTGGGCTCGGTCGCCAGCACCGCTGCGGGGATCGTCGGCAGCTTCGCTCGGGGCGCCTCCACCACTGCTCCCACATTGGCCGGCGGGGTCGAACAGGCGGCCACCGTGGCGAGCCACATCGTCAGCCAGAGCCAGTGCAGCCGCGCGGCTGTCCATCCTGCGTTTTTCATAGTCGGCTTCCTTGTCCGCTTGCATCTGGGCCACCTGACGCTCCAGCGCCAGTGCCCGCTTGGTCGCTGCGGCCAGCTTCTGCGCCGCTTCCAGTTGCAGCTCGTCGATGGCAAGCTGCATGCGGTTGTGTTCGGCCTCGCGCGCCTCGTTGGCGCACACCTGGCCGTAGCCGAAGAAGGCTGCCGTCAGCGCTAGCAGCATCGCCAGCAGGATGACCCAGCGCGTGGGTGACATCCATTCGAGCAGGCCCATCAGATGCCCTCGTCCGGCTTGAAGTCGGTCAGTGGAATCAGGCCTTGATCACCATCCTCGTACAAAACGAAGACCGCGTCGCCATGCACCGCCCAGCACAAAAAGAAGTCCTTCCCCTCCACAATCGCTCGACCCTGGCGAAATTTGTCGCGCCAGTCCGGCTTGATCCGGGATAGCGTTCCAGCATGTACGCACGGACGATTCTGCAGGCGGATCACATCGTTACCGTTTCGGGTCACCATAGTCCTGATGTCCTCCGCATGGGCGTGTGGGACCAACATGCCGACGGCAACCACCAGCGCGATTACCACTGTCATGCGGATCACAGCGGGCAGCGCTAGCCAGATATTCCAGACTTTGGCGAGGCGTTTCATCATTTCACCTTTCCTTGTTCGGTGATCCATTCCTGCAGTCCTTGCAGTCAGTTCAAGGCGCATCGCTTGTCTCCTTCGGCATGAGGCACAGCTCGTCTTCCTGCATGCGTCGAATGGGCTGTCCTTGGCAGTTGCTGCCTGCCTTGCGGCAGTCCTTGCCGCCATCGCGTATCCACAATGTGATGGCCGCGCACCCCTCGTTGCGCTTGCCCTCGTTCAGCAGCCGGATCGCCGTGCTGTCGCGCGCCTTGGCTTTGCCCAGGTTGTGAACCATGTCCGCAATGCCCGCCTTGGCTGGCTCGGACAGCGTGGCCCACACCTCGGGCCGCAGGATGTCGCGCGCCTCGCGAAGATCGCTCTCGAAAAACTCGCGGTCGGCCGCTTGGCATTGGGCGGCGGTGAGCGTCATGCCCTTGTAGATCGGACGACCCTCGTACACGGTCAGGCCCTTGCAGATGGTCCATATGCCAGCGCCGTCGCGGTAGGCCGTCAGGCGCAACCCTTCCTTTTCGGTGGCGAACTGGTCCAGCAAGGCGGGTGCACTGGCACCTGCGGCGATGAGCGCCACCATGACCGCACTCAAGCCGGTCTTGCGGTAGCGGCCGGGATCGCGGTTGCCCGGCGTCATGGCAACGTCAGGCATCTTCTTTGGCCTTGCCGCGCACGAACGGCGCGAGCGAAGTGATCAGGCCAATCACCACCAGCCGCAACCACACCGGGATTTGGTCGGAAAATGGCAGCGGCACGCCCGACGAAACGAGCACTTCCGCGCCGCTCATCACAACCGCCAAGGCCCACAGTGCGAGCCTCTTCGGATTGGCTTTGACGCTTTCGATCATGGCGTCCACCTGATATGCGACAGGCCCCAAGTGATGACGCCGCCCAGCGCCGATGCCGCGCCGCCGAGGGCAACCAGCAAGCGCCAGCCTCCTTTGGCTTCGGCAAGTTGCAATCGAATGGCCTGCATGTCCTCGCTCATGGCCTGCAAGAGCAGCGTCTTTTGACGATCGGACTCAAGCAATTGGGAAACTTGCGCCCTGATCTGCCCGAACTCCATCGGATCGATATCGCTCATTGCGGCCCTCCTGCGGGGGTTTCAGTTAACCAGCGCGAACAGTCGCGCGGTCTGCGTTTCGCTCAGGCCCATCCTGGCGCCCCACTCGATGCGCGCCTGCTCCGTGGCCGCGACTTGGGCAGCCGCCACAGCCGCCAGCGCCGCGTCGTGGGCCGCTTTACGCTCGGCGCTGAACGCCAGCGCGTCGCCTTCACGCACCATCCCGCCGAGCACGAAACCTTCTTGCGGAATTGGCCCGTCCACCGAGTCATCCCACAGCACGCGCGATGGATCGAAGTAGGAGCCGCCGTCGCCCAGGGTGATCAGATCCTGCTCGCCGGTTGGGGTATCTACGAGAAGCTGTCTCATGTGCCAACCTTTCTGACCGCGAAAACCGCTATCGGGCTGGTGCCTAAGTTCGCACCGTTACCGTGGGGCCTGATGACGTCGCCCGCGTTGAAGTACATGACTCGACTCAAGGACCATCCCTGATTCACCGAGTTGTCCCACTGCCCATACAAGATGCGCGAGCTCGCAGTGATCGAATCAAGGTCCGTGGTTGGCGTCGTCGTGTTGACGCTGGCTCCGATCTTCAGTGCCGCCGTAGCGCCAAACGGCCCGTTCAGATAGACCTGGTACAGACCGGCGCGGTTGGTGGTGAAACTCGCGCCCAATGTCGCGGAGTCCGCATAGGTAATATCGGTACCAGTGCTGCTCTGCACCGTGGTGAATCGCGCAATCTTCGTGTTGGTGCTGCCCCACCCATTGGGCGTCGTTACCGCCACGGCGTGATCACCTGCGCCGAGCGAGGCCCCGTTGGCTCGCGTGTAGCTGGTGCAATACACCGTCGTGCCGTCTGATTCATAAGTGGCGATGTCGCCTGCGGCCGTGGTGATGTTCACCGCGCCCGGCAGCTTGTTCGTGGTGGCGTTGTGCGTGAGCGTCAGCGCCCCATCGAAAATCACCGTGCGCGGCCCGCGCGTCAGGGTCACGCCGATAATCGTTGTCGTGCCGGTGACGTGAACGCGGTTGCCCGTGGCCGCATCCAGGTTCAATGTCGCCGCGCTGGCGATGTTCGCCCCCGTGGGCATATCCACCAGTTGATCGCCCGGCAGTACCCCATAGCTCACCGTCCACACCGCGTAGGTGCCGCTGCCGTAGCTCTCGGAGACCTGCACCACCAATGACCCCGTGGCCGTGTCATACGAGGTGACGGTCCCGATCATTCGCGTGGCTGGAGCCGTGGTGTACGCGATCACCACAGTCTGGCCCGCGAAGATGGAGCGGTCGGTCTGGATCGTCAGCGTTTTCGGGCCGGTGCCAATACTCAGGCTGGTCGTACTCGTTCCGCTGACCAAGGTCGGGTCCAGCGCATCCGACACGCCATCGAAAGCGGTCTGGATCAGCCCGAACTCGGTGCGCAGATCGGCGGACAGGGCGCGGCTGATCGCCGTCGGCTTGCCGGTGGTGGTATAGAACTGGTTGGTCATTGACTGCCTCGCGTGAGGTGGCGCTGCGTGTACAACAAGGAAACCCCCTGCCAGGTCGTGGGGTCGTCCATCGCGGAGTTGCCGTAAACCACGAAGCCGATGTTGTTGTCGGACCCGTCGATGGAGATTTCCGGCTGCGTCAGGACGGCCGCATCCCAGGTGAAGCCTTCCCAATACACGCCTTGCGCGTCCCAGTACGCCCCGCCGCCGGTCAGTTGCTGCGCCGCTTCGGCCGCTGCGGGTTGCACGTTCGGATTGGCGTAGCCCAGGTCATAGCCGATCACGTTGCTGGCGTAGCCCTCGCAGTCGGCCTCGAACACGGCGCGGCGAAAGCGCTTGTTCACGCGCGGCGAACCGATGTTGTTGAAGGCCGGACGGAACCAATGCTCGATGGCGTCACCGTCAAAGCTGGTCCCGACGTTGTCCTCGAACACCCAGCCGTCATCCGACCCGAAGAAGGTTCGCTCCTGCTCGGTCGTCCACAGCGAGTTCCAGGCGCAGCGCACCACATCGGGATACAGCAGCGGCAGGATGCCGGAGAGCTTTTCGCCGGTCAGCCCGCACACCAAAGCCGTGCCGTCGGTGAAATAGACGCGGTACTGGTTCTTGGACAGCAGCGTGACCGACGCGCAGGCCGCGCTGAATTTGCCATCCAGCAGGGGCTGCACATTGAACGACAGCGCCGCGAAGTTGAAGTCGCCGTAGTTCAGCGTCGTGATCAGGGACTGCACCCCCCGCGCCGTCAGCCCGTAGGTGTTGTTCGACACCGGCTGCACGGTGTACGCCTTGTAGCCCATCGCGTAGACCGAGGGCACGAGGTTGAAGTCCGTCGAACTGGAGCCGTACAGAATCGAGGTCTTGCCTTCGGTGAAGATCGCCAGCGAGGCCCCAGCCGAATTGCCGGTCTGCGGCATCAGCGCCGTCACCGCATCGCCCATTCCGATCTCGGCGGCACCCGTGAGGGCCGTCCAGGCGTAGGGGTTGTTCGTGGTGCTGTACTCCACCTTCGAGGCAAAGGAATAGAACAGCTTGTTCTTGTGCACCGCGACGTGCGTCGGGGTGTCCGTGGTCTGCCCGGTGTGGATCGGCACGTAGCGGGTGCCATCGAACTCGAAGCCGACGTTGACGCCATCGGCCCCGTAGGCTTTCCTGGTGGTCGACGAACCGGTGAAGTTGCCGATAACCGTTTCAACCCGACCGCCTGGCTGGCGGGTGATTGCGCTGCTGGCCCCATTGGCTTGCGCCTGCGCGTTGCTGGAAACCTGCAAGGTCTCGCCGCTAGTGAATGGCCCCGATGTGATGGAGTCGAAAACAATCGACCCCACAGGGCTGCTGGTCCAGGTGCCCGCCCGCAGCAACACGGCCCGCGCAACGGCGCTCGCTCCGGAAGTCGCCCCGGTCACGGTATCGCCGACACTGATCCCGGTGGCTGAATTGAGCGTGGCGGTGTGCGTGCCAGACTGCGTGCCCGATGTGTTGATGGCCGCCCCGCCCGAGGTCGCGGCCAGCTCGAACGTGTTGGCCGTGCGGGCTACAACGTAATAGGTCGTTCCCGCCGTCAGCCCCGTGGGCAGCGCCCCAGTGGTGGACAGCACCACGCTTTGCCCGTTGGCCAGACCGTGGTTGTTCCAGGTCACGACCCCGGGGCTTGCGATCGTGATCGTGACGGTGGAGGAAACGGCTTGGAACAGCAGCTCGAAGCCGAAACTCACCTGCGTCCAGCCGCCGGCCGTGGACTTATACAGGTTGCCTGCCGTGGCCCCGACGTTGTCGCGGAAGGCGTAAACGACATCGGCCAGCACGAACACGCCGCGAATGGCCCCGGAGCCGGGAACGGCTGCGATGTCGGCGCGCCGGTCATTGGCCGCCAGCAGCCGCCAGGTCGCGTCCAGCACCAGCGAGGGTGCGCCGCTTTCCGCTGACACCGCATTGGCTACCGCCTGCGTCACGCCAGCAACTTGCAGGTTCTCGCCGCTGCTGTAGGTGCCGGTGACGCGGCCGAGCACGATGTAGGTCAGCCCCGACGCAGTAGCGGTGGCCAACACTTTGCCGGTAGCCCCGGAGGTCGCCCCGGTCAGCGTGTCCCCGGCGTTCACGGTCCCCGTGATGCTCGCCTCCAGCGCCCAATAAGTGACCGATGTCGGCGAGGTCTGGCCGTCGAAGCGCTCGTAACCGTTGATCCTGCGATAGCCGCCCACGGGCGTGGGTTCGTAGTTCTGCGCGTCGAACACCTTGCCTGGGCTCAGGCGGATACGCGGGGTGACCAGATCCAATCCACCCGTGAACGCCTTGTAATCGGCTTTGGTGTCCGAAAAGCGCGGGCGCTGCATCAGATCAGGCCCCCGGCCGTACGCAATCGAGGCGCCTGGTCCTTGACCAGTTGCATGAACATCTCACGGTACATCCCGGCCCCGAGGTCATAGATTTCCGGGGCCGACTCCGACACGCCGTAGTACTGCATCGCCTTGAAGACGATGAGGTCATGGAACTGCGACGGCATGTCGGGCACATCGTCGCCGTTGACCAGCGGAGTGGCCTGCCGGTAGTAGTCCCCCACCAGCGTGTATCCCGCCGACGCAATGGGACCAACCACCAGCGAGTTGTCCGGGGCCACGGCACACACCATGGGGCGCGAGTACGTCGTGCGCGTGGCACCAAAGAAGTAGGTGTCGCGCCACTCGTCGTATTCGACCGGGCGCATCGGCACTTCCGACGTCACCCCGGCAGCGGTGTCGTAGTTGCGGAAGGTGTCGCCGTTGTCGTAGTTCAGCGCCCAGTGGCCGAAGTCGGTCAGGGCGAAGTCGGTGCTCGGCGAGTAGGCCCCCTGCCCGTTGACCGTTTCGCAGGAGCATGAAGCGCGCATGAAGCGCCAGAACCGGTTCGCGCGCTGAATGTCCATCCACGCGCGCGAGGTCCACGTCAGCACCCGGGTGTACTCGGCGACCTGGTTGACGACATCGGTCGGCCCGGAGCCCGAGATGCGGCACTCCTGCCTGACCAGTTGGGCCAGTTCCAGGAAGGTCTTGCCGCCGGTATCGGTCGTCGCCGAGGTTCCGGGGTCGATGACGATGGTCATGCGTTAGAACTGCGACAGCATCCGCTGATACCACTGCAGGCCGGCATCGCCTGCGGGATCGTGGCGAACCACGAACGGCGCGACCGGCACGCTTTCGGCTTCGAGCACGTAGCCGTCCTGATTGGCCATCGGGGTCGGGGAGACTTCGCGCGTGCTGAAGTTCTCCTGGCGGCTCTTGGCCAGCACTTCGAGATACTTGCGCTTGACAGTGAGTTGCGTGCTCACCGGAAGATAGGTGAAGCGAATCCAGCGGCGCGCCTTGGGGTCGTACACCTCGGCCCCGACACCCTGCACGGCGCAGAAGACGTGTTTGGGCGCATTGCGGTCGGACGACGGCGTGATCACCACCGTCACGGGCTGCTCGTTGAACGCCAGCTCCTGCATGTACTGCGCCTTGGCTTCCTCAGGCGACATCGGCGAGAGGCCTTCGACATCGGTCTCGATGCCGGGAGCGAACTCTTCGGCCAAGCGTTGGTTGATATCGATCGGGTCGCGCTTGTGGACCTTGACGTCGCCGGGGCCGATGACATCGGCAGTCGTGACAACGGGATGATGGATGGCGTCGGAAGACGCAGTGCGGGCTCGCGGCATGTTGGCCTTTCGGTTGGTGGAATGAAAAAGGGGCACCGGAATGAACCGATGCCCCTGCCTTGTGGCAACTGCGCTTAAGCGACCTGGGGCCGCGCCGGCAGGCCCAGCGCCACGTCATGGAAGCTGTAGGTCATGCCGGTGACCGAGCTGAGGTTGTTGGTGCCGAACGTCCACGTCCCCGACAGCGTCGAGCCTGCCTTGAGCACGATGTAGCCGATGGGGCAATACAGGCTGGCGTCGATGGAGGGGAACTGCGGGGCCGAGATGAAGGCCCCGGACACATCCAGCGCCTGCACCGAACCCTGCGCCGCCTTGACGTTGCCGGAGGTATCCAGCATCACCACGACGACGGTGCCCTGATTCGCGGACAGGGCCACGAAGGCAGCGCCCGTCGTGATGTCCGTGGTCGGGGTCGCGCCGTTGGTGATGGCGCCCTTGCTGTAGGCACTGCCACCGATGGCAAATGCCGTCGTGCCGGTGGTGCTGATGGTGGTCGTCGTGCCCGCAGCGAGCGTGCATTTCGACAGGCAGCCGGTGAGCGGCTGTGCAGCGAGAAAGTCCATATCTTTTCTCCTTGATGGACAGGTTTGGTCAGATGCCCAGCAGCACGGTCGGATCGATCGCGCCTTGGGTGTTGATGAAGACGGCGTTGGGAACGACGGTGGCGTCGTCCAGCACCGTGGTGCCGCCGACGAAGTCGCCGGTTCCGCTGGGGTTGACCAGCGTCAAGCCGATGAGGGCCTTTTGCAGCGGTTGGTCCGGGAACGTGACCTGCGCCAACGTCGCGCCCTGGCCCAAAAACAGCGACGTCAGCGTGCCCGCCGAGTCGATGTAGTGAGCCCAGCCGCCGTAGTAAAGGTTCGTCACCGTACCCGAGAGCGCCGCCATGTCGGTGTCGGCCGCCTTGGTCACCAGCACGCCGTTGGCAATGGCGTAGATCGCGGTGTGGGCCTGCGTGATCGCGGAGGCCGAGCCCCCTTTGATTCGCAGGCCCGCCGAGGTCATGCACTGGGAAGACAGCGCATTGGCGACGTGTCGCATCGGCGTTGCCAGCGCCCGCTGCAAGTCGGGGGCCTTCACGCCGTTGATGTACTGCATCAGTTTCGCGAGCATGTTGTCTGCTCCCGATTACGCTTGCACGCGCATCGCGACGTTCAGCACCGCCATCCAGCCGGCGTTCTCCACCATCACAGCCTTCCACCAGCTCGCGCCGCAGTAGCCGCGCTGGCCCAGCGGGTCAGCCTTGCTGGTCTCGTCGGGCATCAGCAGCACCGGCTTCGTGGAGTCTTCGCCCCGCAGGCTGATCTGCGAGAACGCATCCTCGGCCACGACGATGGGCTGGAAGACGTCGATGCTCGTGCCCGTGGTGGACGTGTAGGCGCCTGCGGTGGAAGCCACCGAAGCGCCACTGTCCTGGATCGCCACGAGGTCGGGGTGGATGATGAAGCGGAAGCGCTCGCACTTGCCGATCTCGCCGGGCTGGGCCTGGCCGGAATCGCTGTACTGCTCCACCGGGGTGAAGTTCGGCAGGTCCCGCGCATCGCCTTCCAGTTGGTAGGGCAGGTACACGTTGAACGCGTCGAACACCGCCGTGGTGCCGTAGTTCGGCCCCGCCTTGAGCATCTTGGTGACCGGCATGCCGTGGTTGCCCACCAGCGCCGTGGCCACCTTGCGCAGCAGCGGCAGCGTCAGCGCACCGTTCACGGTGCTGCGGGAAGTCCCCGTGCCGCCGTAGAAGTAGTTCGTCGAGCCGCGCAGCGCGCCGTAGATGATGTACTCGTTGACGAGCACGACACGGTCGGCGACCAGCTTGGCCATCTCCGAGGGGATGTTGTCCTCGTAGAACTTGTAGGTCTTGTCCGTGAAGCCGTACAGGCACGAGTACTGCTGCATCACCACGGTGATGTCTTGCGGCACGACGTTGTCCGGCGGCGGCGTGACGCCTTCGGACGTCTGGTGCGCCTGCACGACCACGTTGGTGCGGTCGCCAGTGCCGTCCTGCACGAAACGGTTGATCGTGTTGGCGCTCGTGGTCGTTGCGCCGTAGGGCAGGAAGCGACGAGCCACGTAGGTGTCGCTGTTGTTGCGGGGCAGTTGCTCTTGACGGCCGCCGCGCGCGAGGATTTCGCGGGGGATGGCACGCTTGAGGATCTTGCCTTTGAACTTACCGATTCGCGCCGCGTACAGCGCGTAGCCTTGCATAGCCATGACTGGGACTCCTTCGTCTCAGGTGCGCCAACGAAAAAGGCCAGCGGGTGAGGCTGGCCTTTCGGATCGACGCGTGGTTTGAAGCGAGCTAGTCTTCTTCCTCGAAGCCTTGCTCGAACGGGGACTTGGCCCGTGTCGGGGGCGGCGAGCCGCCGTCCTTCGGTGGGGCCACTGCGGCTGCCATCTGGCGAGACCGCATGGAGGGTTGTGCCGGTGTGGTGGCCGGTTTGGGAGCGGCTGTCGGGGCCGGGGTTGGGCTGGGCGCTGCGGCCTGGCGCTGACCGTAGTAGTCGCGCATCAAGGCTGCGGCGTCACCCACATCGGATGACACGTATCGGGCCACTGCGGATTCCGGGTTGGTGGCGATGAACTTGCGCAGCGGCGAGTTCTCGTCGGCCATCGCGGCATCGACAGCGGTCCGTCCAACAAGCACGAGCGAGCCGCCGGGTTGACCGGCGATCCATTTGCCGAACTCCTCGCCGTTGACGTCCTTCTTCCAGGTTGGGAAGACGGCCGCCAAGGTGGTTCCGGCAAGCTCCCGGCGCACGGGCTCGATCTGCTCGGTCACCATCTTGGTGATGGCCTCCGCGTCGATCGGCTTGCCGCCAGTGCCCTTGAGGCGACCCATCACCTTCTCGAACGCCTTGCGGGTGTAGTCGGCCAGTTCGGGGTACTGGGCCTTCATGTCCGCGAAGTCGTCATCGGTCAGCTCCACGGCGGCGCCTTGCGGCGTGGCCTTCTGAAGTTCTGCGATGGTTCGTTCGAGCCCGCCGATCTTGCCGAAGGCCTGGTCGCGAATCTTGCCGAACGTGGCCTCGATCTCGTCGATCTTGGCGGCGCTCTTGCTGACTCGCTCCCACTCTCCGCGCTGGATCTGCACGTACTCGGGGGCGACTGGGGCTGCTGTGGGAGCCGGGGTCGACGTTGGCGTCGGTGCGGGAGTCGGCTCCGGGACAGCCGGCGTTTCCGTGGGCTGACCGTCGTCCTCATCGTCGCTGTCGAACGTCGAAGCGAACGCCGATGCGGTGATCGCTGCGCTTTGTTCCTGCTCCGTCGGCTCGGGCTTGATTTCCTGCTCTGTGCTTGCTCCGCTCACAACTATCTCTCCATGACACGCCGGCCTTTCGGCCAGCACCAAATCAGCAGCCGGCGCTCCCGCTTGTCGGGTGGACGTGGGCTACCACGCGTGCCGTGCGGCGCTTACGCACCGGGCGGCAATTCTTCTGATCTCGGCGGCCGGTCCAGCAGCATCAGCCTGCGGATGGCCTTGATCTCTCCGCGCTTGAGCGCCGTCTGCGCGACGTCAAGCTGCTCGTTTTCGTTCTCGCGCTGGATGCGAGCGATGCTGTCCTCAAAGTGGCGCATCAGGCGCTCCCACAGCGGTGAAGCGCGCTCGGCGTCGGTCAGCGCAAAGGGCATCGGGTGGCTCATTGGGCGAACGCCTGCCCAGGTTCTGCGCGTCCGGCGGGCTCAGTGGGCGGTGTCAGCGCGTCGGGGGCGGGTGCTGGGTTGTGGTGCTGGTGCAAAGTCACCGCAAGGTTGTCGCGGCTGATCTCGCGCTGGGCCGACAGCTTCATGCTCGTTTCAGCCAAATCCTTCTTGGCATCCTGAATGGAAATCTTCATCTCCTTGGCGTACTCCAGCAGCGCGATCTGCCACTTGAGCTGCCGATCGTGGTGTTCGCCTTCGAGCCGAATGCGCTCCTGCTCGGCCAGCGCCTGCTCGTAGGCCAAGCCACGGTCATGCGCGTTGGCCGCGATCTCGCGCCGGACCGTGCCGTCCATGTCGGCCACATGCAGGCGGGTGGCGGCGTTGATCTTGGCGACCTTCTCCTGCGGCGATTCCGGCGGCGGCTGGCTCTGAAGCCGCTGCAGCTCCTCGTCGCTGTAGGCGAGTTCTTCGGGGTCGATGCGCTTGGAGCGCGCCACCAGCTCAGCCCACTTCCTCGGACTCCAGCCGAAGGCGGGATTCAGCGTGAGCTGGCCCATCATCATCAGGGTCTGCTCTTGGATGGCTTTTTCCACCATGGCCTGGCAGCCCTTGGCGATGATCTGGAAGTCGCCCTTTTCGTCTTCCGGAACATCGGGGTCCAGCAGCAGCCACTCGTAGTAGTCGTCGATCAGCGGCTCGATGACTTCCTTGTCCAGGGTGTCGGCGATGTTTCGCAGCAGCGTGTTGCCGTTGGTGTTCTGCAATTCCGCCTGCCCGAAGGTCTGCGGGGTCGTCGGCCCGTCGCGGCCCTGCGAGACCAGCGGAATGTTCGAAAACTCCTCGGCCAACTGGAAGGCGTAGTCCACGATGGCCTTGAGCTCGGTCCCGAGGTTGGGAATCTCGATGGCCGCCATGAGCTGACGGACATCCACGCCCATTGCTTCTGCGGTGGTTTCCCAAACCTTTATGCCGCCACCGATCACCAGCGAGCCATCGGCCGGCTGAATCTTGTCGGTGGCAACCACGAGTTGCACGCCCGAAGACACCCCGGCGTTGTTCATCCACGCCCGCGTGCCGGCGTTGACCATGCGCTGCGGCACCGAGACTTGCTCGGCCACCCCGACCCCGGCCCAATGACCGGCGCGGCGCGACCACGAGAAAACCCGATACGGGAAGTGTCCGGACTCCTGCAGCGGGTTGAACTGCGCCCGGATCACGGTGTCATTGACCAGCGTGACCACGGCATTGCAATACACCATCTCGTCGGGCAAGTCCTCCGCGCCCAAGGCCCGCAGCGTGATCATGTTCTCGCGGGTCAGCTCCCCGGTGTACTGCCACAGCACGTACATGCCCTTGCGGTCGCGCGGCATGTCCTTGCGGTTGCCTTGTTCGTCGACGAACGCCTTCTCCGGCCCTTCCTCGATCACCTTGTCGATGCATTCCGGCAGGTACACCGGCAGCCCACCGGGTTCCCTCAAGTCCTTCAGCGACCGCAGCTTGCCCTCGGAGATGTAGCTGCGCTCCAGCACGTAATCGCCGTCGTGGATGTCTTCGCCGCAGTTCGCAGCGGGGAAGAAGTTCCACGGGTCCACCCAGGTCACGCCGGGGAAGGTGCGCTGCACGATCTCCAGCTCGATGCCTTCGCCGTCCTTGGACAGCGCCCGCTCAGTGGAGCCCTGCGGGAACGGGCCTTTGAGAACGCCCGCGCCGATGCGCGCGGCATCATCGATCACGCGCCTGATTTGCTTGCCGTACCGGGCTTCTTCCAGCCAGTCCCAAATGCGTTTGCTCGCCTTCTCGGCCGAGGCCTTCGCTTTGGCGATCGCGTCCTTGGCCGCTTGCGCCGTGGGGGACAACTGCGCCGGTTGCGCCGTCGCCGGATTCGGCGCACTCTGACCCATGACGGCGGGCTGCGCGCTTTGTTCCTGCTCTATCGCATCGACGAGCTCCGGGTCCGGGGTCGGCTCCATCGAAAACGGCATGCCGCCAATGGGCAGCGCCTTCTCCTTGGCCTTGGCCGCCGCCATATCGACGTAGCGCGTGGTCAAGCGGATGAAGACCGTGGAGCGGGCCTCGGCGGCTTTCTGTGCGTCCTTGGTCAGCGGGCCGCTGGGGCTGGTGGGCTTGCGCCACGGCTGCCCGGCCCCCGCCACTTCGGAGCGGTTCATGTCGTCGATCGCGGCGTAGGCTTCTTCTGCCGCCGTCCAGACATCCTCGATGCCGCTTTCCTTGCGCGCCCTCACCGCTGCATCGCGCTTACCGCCGATCAGCTTGCCCAGGTTTTGCAGTTGCCCATACCACGCTGCGGCTTCTTCCTCGGGGCTGCGCTGCGGCAGGGCGAGCTTATCCCCGCCCGACTGCAGTTCGTCGGGCAGGAGGGATTCGTCGGTCATGCGTTAGTTGGTTTGGCGCCGCTGCGGGTGTCGGCGTTATCGGCGGCCTGGTCGTGAGCGGCCTGCTGTTGTGCCTTGATCTGTGTTTCTATGTCCAAGATCACCGCTGCAACCTCGCAATAAGGTCTTTGCCCGAGAGCATTGCCGATCACTTTCCACGCGTCCAGATGAAGAGAGGCGGTGTATTTCATGCTGTCGTGGTGATGGCTGTCCAAGTGGTGGAACCATCGGTGTTTATGTAGGCACGGTTGTTTGTGGCGGACCCGTCCGTTCGTAGGTACATAGAGCCCTTGGCAGCGGAAACGGTAGGAGCACCGGACCCCATGTACAGCCCCAATCCGCCTGCAGCATTCGATGTCTGAAGGAAAAGGACACCCCCGGCAGGGGGAGTGGTGGCGATTCGCGTCTTCACCAGGCCCGTGTAGTCCACAGTAAAAACATCGCTGGTTGCGTCGCGACCCTTGAACAGGAAGTCCCAATTCCCGCCAGCAGAACCCTGTGCGTAATAGGCGTTCCCGCCGGTCCCCGTGCTTTTGGTCGCAACAAAGCCGTAGTAGCCAGTGCCGCCGTAGTTGTTGGTTACGCAAATCTGCGTATCAATCTGCTGGGTGATCGTGTTGCTTCCGGTGTCGTAGATAGAGGTGACGCTCTCCATCGCTGCGGAGAACCCCGTCCCCGCATGCAGGACATTGGTCAGGATGCCAGCGCAATCCGAGTGCGTACCACCCTGTCGAACAACCACCTGAAGCCCGTCGATCTCGCCTTCCACCGTCGAGGTCGTGTAGTTCTGCTTGATTATCGAAATGCTCTTGCCGTAATCGGCACTGCCTGGTCCGTTCAAGCCCGAGCCGACCGGACGAACACTCAGATTTTCTGCAATCGATTGATTGCCGGCGTGCGCCCCCGACAGAGTTGCCGTCGCATACCTGCGCGCAAACCACGTCGTGTCGCCCGTCTCGGCGTAGACCTGGACCGAAGTGAGCGGACCCGAGATGTCCGTGATGTCCAGAAGCGTGATCGTCGCGTACTGGACTCCGTTCACAGAAATCGCATACACCCCATCGGGGGCCTTGAATGAGAAAACCCCAGATGTGTCGGTAGTTAGCGGGTTTGTCTTTCTTGTTACGCCATCGTCAGCATAAATCAACGCCGAAGCGCCGTTTTGCGTTATGCGCACAGGTACACGCGAGCGCGCGTTGCCTGACTTGTCCTGAACGATGTCGCTGTACTTTTGCATCAGGCCAGCACCCAGATATCTGCGGCATTCAAGGTCAACGTCTCCGAACCCGTGGCTTTCTGGCCAGTCAACACCAGATCGAGCGCAGCGGTGGTGTCGATTGCGGTGGTCGTCTGTGCATTCATCGTCAAAAGCGTGTCAGAGCTTCTGTTGCCGGCGATGCCCATCACCTGCGATGAGGCCGAGTTCCTGTTGAACACTCGCGTGGAGAAAAATCCGGTCGCCGAGGTGGTCCAGGCATTGGAGGAAATCTGAGTACCGCTTCCTCCCCCCAATCTGGCCCGAACGGTCTTCACGTTGGCGCTGTTGGTCGAGGTCCACCACGACTCAAAACGAAGGCCACCATTCACCCCCAGCAGATTCGCCGGAATCGTGACCGTGGCAACGACAACTTCGTTGGTACTACTCGCCGTGACGGTCTGGTCTGTGGTGATTCGAGCAATGAGCTGCAGCCCATCCGGGAGCCACCGCGTACCGTCGGTCACCAACACCATGCCGGGTGAAATACCCAAGTCCGACACACGACGGCGGGTGCCGGCGGCCACGCTGCTGGCGGTGGGCAGCGTGGCATAAGTGCAGATGGGAATGGTTTCGCCTGGATAAAACAGTGGCATTTACCACTCCCGCGCAGCGAATGCCTGCGCCGTCGTCGCACCGTAGATGCTGATCGCGCCGGTCGGCACGCCGTTGGGCGGGTTCTCGTACAGCGCGCCAGCCGCAACTTTCATGCTGGGCTGTGCAGCCGCCGCCGTGCCGGTCTCCCTGATCCACAGATCGCCCGTCGAGACGTTCTGCAGCCAGAAGCCCTGCCGGTTCGCGTTGGCGGCCATCAGCACTTGCGCCGTGCCGCCTGCGGTGATGGTGCCGCTGCGATCTGTCGGCTGCACGCCAGGACTGGTGACGGGCAGCGGCGTTCCGCCCACGACACCCTGCACTTGGGAGCCGGGAGCCGTCACGATCCGGCCGTTCGAGTCGACCAGCACCGCGTAATACTGCGGCGAGCCGGTCTGGTCGGTGACGCCGACCGCAACGGTTCTCGTGCTCATCTCAGCTCCTTACTGGTTCACTTCGTGCCAGTGGAACGAGCCGAGCATGCCGTTCGTGCCGGAGGCGGTGGAGGTGTAGATCGCCACATAGCCGCCAGGGGCCAGCACGATGCCGCCGTCCACGTCGATCCAGATCGGCTGCATCTGCGGCACTGTGGTGATAGCGCCCGTCAGGCCGGAGCCCAGCAGGGTGTGCACCACCGGGGCCACCGGCAGCGTGGCCGCCGTATCGGCCAAGGCCACGCCTGCGGTTCCGAAGTTGGTGTCGATGTAGTTCGAGCGCGGCGTTGCCGGGGTCGTGTGCGTCACGTTCGTGGTCGAGAAGCCGACCATCAGCCCCACTGCCGATGCGGCAGTGAAGGCCACGAGGAAGCTGACGCCGACGCGGTCCACGATCACCAGCTTGCCCGAGCCGTTGGGGTTCGACAGGCACAGGCCGGTGTAGGTCGTTGCCAGGCCCACGGTCGTGGTCTGCCCGGCCTGGTTGGCAACGTGAAAGCTCGCCTTGCGGCGCACGTTCTCATACAGGCAGCCGTGCAGTTGCGAGACCATGCCGTCTTGCTGCGGCCCGAGCGCAAGCGGGGCCGGCAATCCGACGTTGGCAGTGGAAGCAGAAGCGGCGCCGCCTTGGATGACGCCATTCAGGGGATCGGCCATGATGGGCCTCCTTTAACGAAGTGGAAGGGGATTGCGCCGTGAACAGGTTGGTTAGACGCTGCTGGCACGGCGCACCAGCAAGCGATCAAGAGAATTAGCCCAGTGGTCCCATTCCGGTAACGCTGGGTGTCCAGGGCACGGCGCGGCGGGACGTCAGCCTGTGCTCGCCGGTTTCGTGCGATGGCTCCCAGCCTTGCGCGAACTGCCGATAGGCATCAGCGCCATGCGAATACTTGTCGTGGACCGGCTCGTCGCTCCAGTTGCCGATCGATTCGTTCCATTTCTTGCGGTAGTTCTCAAGGGCCTCGATGCCTTCCGCGCAGTTCGTCTCGTGGAAATAGCATTCCGACAACATCGACCGCGCAGCGTTGATACCCATGTTGCGGTCACTCACTCGCGGAACGATCCGCACCCGCACGCCCGGGAACAGCCTCTTCATCTCAGCCTGCGCAGACACATCCGTCACCACGCTCTTGTCACCGCCATCGTGCGGCAGGTAGATGTTCCCCAGCAGGTAGCCTTTTTTTTGTATCTCGCGCGCATAGAACTCCAGCGTCTTGCCGGTGTCCTGCAAGTAGTCAATGAAGCGGTGCTCCAGCGCCCCATGCTGGTGGAACCATATCGCCGTCGTGTCGCGCCCCAAGTCAAAGAAGAGGTTGACTCGTACCCCGGACATGATCGGGATATGCCGGATGCGGTGCTGCTTGCGGGCCAGCGCCATCTCGACGGCGAAATAGCGTTCTTCCATGGCTCCGGCAAATGCCTCCTCGGGAGTGGACGGGTACTCCTGGCGCATGTCGCCTTTGAACAAGCGCCTCTTGACTGCGTACCACGCCACTTGGGCGTCGTCAAGAAAGATCCCGTACTTGGTCTCTAGCTCGTTGAAATAGTCGATCAGCTCGTTTTCTATCTTCACGCCCGCAGGGTCCATCCGGTAGGACGCTTTGCGCCACCACGGATAGAAGTGGAGCTTGAACTCCATCGCATTGGGCGGATGCACGCCACGCTTTTCCGCCTCGCGCACCATCTCGTAGAAGTGCCCGCCCGTGCCCTCGGCTGTCGATTCGATGAACACCAGGCCGCCTGCATGAACCGCTGGCAGCGAGCCCGTTTTGATTTCGTTGGCCTTGTCCGGGAAGCGGCGGCAAATCTTGCCGTACTCCGATATGTGCAAGAACTGCAGTGTCCCCGAGCGACCCGACGTGCCCACATAGATGCTTGAGCCATTCGCGAACACAATCTCTGAGGCCGTCATGTTCACGGGCGGGTTCAGCGCCTTCACCCCCGCAGGCATCTTCTCCCACGGGAACTTGACCTTGTTGCGGAATATCTTTTCCGCCTCGCGCAAGCCATGGGCAATGATGGCCGACGAGTAGTTGGGCGTGAAAATCGTCTGGTCCAGCGCCAGAATGTCTATGAGTGTGGTGAATCCAAGCTGGCGCGCCTTGAGCACCAGGTTATTGGTATGCAGGTTCCCCAGGAGGTCCAACTGCTCCGCGTTGGGGTTGAATCGGACTTGCTTCCCGCTCTCATCAACGATCCAGTACAAGTTGGCGAGCCGCCAGCGCCAATCGCCGAGGCAGTCGATAACCTCGACACTCATTTCACCGCGATACGGTTTCTCGGGTCGGCCGCTATCTGATCCAGCACGATTGACAGCGGGCTCTCAGCGTCACCAGCCAGTGTCGTGCGATCACCGTATTTTTTGGGTTGCAGCTTGCTCGCGTACCACTTGCGAGCATCCACACGCAGCCGATTGCGCGCAACGGCCGTAGGATCGAAGACAACCTCCATCCCGACCGTCTCATCGCCCACGGCTCCATTTTTGCGCTTGACGGTAATCACCTCTTCGTCAGCGATTTCAACGATCTGTTCGGCGTAGAAGTCGGCCTGCAACTCGCGCGCGCGCGCGTATTGCTGTCGAAAGACTTCATTGGCCTCCAGCCAGCGATGAACCGTCCTAGCCTCAGGCAAGCCGTCATCCTTGCAAATAGTCCGCAGACTTTCGCCCTCGGCCAACCGCTCGCAGATAATGTTCCCCACTTGCTCGGTATAGCTGCTCGGTCGGCCTCTCTTCACAGAAGCACCCTTCGGCTTGCTCACAGCCGCCCCTGAAACACAATGCCGTAGTTTTCGCACTGGGGACAAAACCCCCGTGCGCCGCATCCGGCTTTCTCTTTCGGTGCCATCACTTTGGGAGGGCCCCACTGTCCAGGCAGCATCGCGGCCGTCCCGGCCAACGCCTCAAGCGCGGCGGGCAAGTCTTGCTGTTCGCGGAATAGAACCAGCAGGGTGTCGCGGCGGATGTGCGGCTTGCCCCACTTGTATCGAGTCATCCCAGCCGTCTCAAGTATTCCGCCACCGCCGCTTCAAAGCACGCCTCGGACAGCTTGGCGAGTTGCTTGGCGCTTGCGATGTGCTCTTCGTCCACATGGACGCAGGACAGCACTTCGGCGGCGACGTTGCGGTTGTTGTCCAAGCACCGAGCGGCAGCGCGCAGGGTTTCGCGCGAATCAGCAAGCAGGCTCATCGTCTTGGCTTTCGACGGATTCTTCGCTTACCTGCGGGTCATCCGTCACCAGTTGCGCGGCCATTTCGGGCGGGATGTCTTCAGCGGTCAACTCATGGACATTGCCATCCGCGTCAACGCCGAAGACGGTGCCGTAAGTCACCCTCTCCACCGCATTGGCGTGCTGGCGCAGGAATTCCGGGTCGGCCGCCGGCAGACCGCCTGCAAACTCGTACCCAGTCCAGTCTTCAGGGTTCGGCGCGATCGCCAGGAAGTTCGCCACGTCCTGAAGCGCGCCCCAGCTCTTTTCCTCGCCGGTCACGTTGTTGCGGATCGTGATGGGGAACACGCTCAGTCCTCCTCGTAGCCAGAGCTGAAGCCTTGCGACTGGATCTGCTGGGCGTGGGTGGCAGTGGCGTCCTTCTTGCCGTCCTGCTTGTAGATTTGCAAGGCCTGCGTCAGAGCATCCTTGATGTCCTTGGCGGGCTGCATGTCGGCAGCTTCCTCGCCAGGCTGCTCCTGCGCTTCTTCGGCGTCGGTTTCGGTGCCGACCGATAGGTTGCCATCCGCATCACAATGAATGAGGATCAGGTACCCATT